TACGACGCCAACCGGGTGCCGGCAAGGGATTGGGCCGCGTGTCTAACGCTGACGGCCGCGACCAATCCGAAAGTCGCCGCAGCGCTTGCATGCGCTGAAAACTCACTGGCGCTACGCACCGCAATGGCCGAACCCGATGCCATGACACCCGGCGATTTCGACGGTCATCCGGCGTCGCCTGTTGGCTATGGGTCGATGCTGCGGGCATGCGCCGCGATGATTCGTGACTATGCAACCGATCAGGCGCGCGCCGCCGCTGCGTGGGCTGTCGTCGCGCAGCATGACCGCGCCGATTACAGCCAGCAACCGAAATACAACATCGTGCCGAGGGCTGCGTGATGACAACGCAGGGGGATTTCGCGCGGGCAGCGGCCAATGAGATTGCCAAGACTGCGCCAACTGTTGCCGTTGCGGGGGTGACGTTGATGGGCCTTGGCCTGTAGGACTGGGTTTACATCACTGCGATTGCCTACGCGGTCCTGCAATCAGCGTTCCTGCTGTGGAAGTGGGTGCGCGAATGGCGGAAGCCCAAGCCGTGAAGCGCACCGGCATTGTTGCATCGGCCGCCGCTGTGATCGCGCTGGCATCCGTGGTGGCGTCACATTGGGAAGGCAAGCGCAACGTTCCGTATCGGGACATCGTTGGCGTTCTGACCGTGTGCTACGGCGAAACGCACGGCGTGCAGGATCGTACCTATAGCGATGCCGAATGTAAGGCGATGCTTGACGCCGGGTTGAGCGAGGCGGATCGCGCAGTTCGCCAGTGCATCCACGTGGATATGCCTATCACGGTCGAGGCAGCGTTGGTGGACCTGACGTACAACGTCGGGCCCTCCGCTGTGTGCGGATCAACCATCCAAAAGCTCGCATTGGCTGGCGATTGGCAGGGTGTCTGCGATCAATTGCCGCGCTGGAACAAAGCGGGCGGTGAAGCCGTGCAGGGGTTATCCAACCGGCGCGCGGATGATCGCGCGTTGTGCATGAACGGTGTCGGCGAATGAATCTCGTCCCGTATTGGCGCAGCTGGCACCGGATGAAGTCGATCCGCTGGAACGCGCTGACCTTGGGTTTCGCTAGCGCACTCGCGGCATACGGCGCGGCGTTGACCATCTCGCCCACGCTGGTATCGGGCATTCCGCACTGGATTCTGACGGCACTGGTAGCCGGGACGATGATCGGGCCGATCCTTTCGAGCTTGGGCGCGGTGACGAATCAACCGAACTTGCAGGAGCAAAAGCATGATTGACCGGATCAAGCGCGCTGCAGAATGGTTGGAATGGAAGCTCGCGATGCTGTGGGGTCGATTCTTCTGATGCTCGAATGGTTCGCCAGAACGAAGGTAGGCCGCTGGCTGATCGGGCTGTCTGCGGCAATTCTCATGGCCTTGGCCCTGGCCTACGCGGCATTCCGCAAGGGCAAGCGCGTACAGGCCGATGCCGACCAAGCCAAGGACGCGCAGGTATCGGCCCAAGCCGCGCAGGAAGTAGTCAACGCCGCCGTTGTGCGGCAAGAGGTGCAACGTGAAACCGACGCACTGCCGGAAGCGAAGCCGCAAAGGGTGCTGGACGCTGATCGCGCTACTGGCGCCGGCCACCTTCGGGATGATGGGTGGATGCGTGCCCCAAGTACGCCCGCAGCCAATCCCGGCAAAGCTGGTTCAGCAGATTGAGTGCACGGCGTGGCAAGCAATTTACGTGAGTGGCGACGATGTCCTTACTGACGGCACTGCGAAGGCGATTCGGGATCACGACGAAACGGGACGCAAGCTTTGTGGCTGGAAGCCCAATGCCAAGCCTTGACGAGAACACCGCCGCGCTGTTGAACGCCAGCGTGCAGCTAGTGCATGCGTGGCAATTGCTGGGCAACCGCTGTGCCGTGGTCGTGCAGCTTGACGGCATTGAACGGGTCATCACCACGCAGGGCGATTTGCCTACAACGGCGGGCATGCTGTACGCGGCCGCCGATGCCGTGGCGGATGAAACGTTGCCAAAGGTCAAGACGAAGCAATGAACGTTGATACGGTGGTGGCAGCTACACGTGAGCGTGTGCAAGCGATGCTGGATGACGCGCTTGATGGGAATTGCAAAGTGCCAACTGACGATGACGTTGCGCGCATTCTCACGGAGGAGGCGGTGCGCCAGCTTAGTGACGCCATCTTGGGCGGCGCGCAACGTCCGGTGCCGACCGCTTATCGCATTGGCGACGCACCGTCTGGCGGAGGCATTTCCGGCGTGGTGCAGATTGGCCCATGACAGATGCCCCGAGTCTCGAAGCGCTCATGGCGGCGCAGGTTGCGGCTGAAGACGCGGTACTCGCGCAAGGGCTGGAAGTGTGGAGCGTGGCTGATCCCGATGCGGGTGAGGTTGTGCTTCATATGACGCCGAACGATCTATTGCCCCGTGGCGGAATGCAAGACGCATCCGGCTCTAACCCGGACGCCCTGACGGGCACTGTAGGTTCAAGTCCTACCGGGGCTGCCAATGCTGATGGCACCAAGCTGACGCGCGTCCATGATCTGGCGCAAGCGCTGCGTCGAGTGGCCGGCGGCTCCATGGACTGGATATGGGACGCCATCTTCGACATGGAGGCGCTTGTCGAGGGCAAGCATTGCATTGTCGTGCAGACGGCTGATGAATGGATCGCTGATGGCGAGAGATGGCTTGTGGAGCGCGCCGGCCGTCGAACTAATACCGCAGCGTGACGCTGCAACAAACGGAGAGTGGCGAGATGCCGCTTAAAACGCATGGCAAAAGGCAAGCAGGAGACGGCCAAGAAAACGGGCAGGCCGAGCAAGTACACGCCATAGTGTGACGACTAGGCCGCGAAGCTGTGTAGGCTTGGTGCAACGGATGCTGATCTCGCGGACTTCTTCGAGGTCGCGGTATCCACGCTGAATCTGTGGAAGCTCAAGCATCCGTCGTTTTCGGAGTCCTTAACGCGAAGTAAGGAAGAGCTTGACTCGCTTGTGGAGCGATCGCTGTTCTAGCGCGCAGTGGGGTATTCGCACAAGGCAGTCAAGATATTCATGCCAGCGGGCAAGGATGCGCCGGTCTTTGCGGACTTCATCGAGCACTTCCCGCCTGACCCGACTTCGATGATTTTCTGGCTCAAGAATCGCCAGCCTGACAAGTGGCGGGACAAGCGCGAGACTGGCGACGATGAGGGCGACGCACCGCCTCCGGTGAAGATCGATGTGCAAGTCGTGGATGCACGGAAGCATGCCGACCCTTAATCGGCCGCAGGCGCAGTTCCTGGCGCTGCCGCACAAGTTCCGCGCGCTGGTTTGTGGGTTCGGTGCCGGGAAGACATGGGGCATCTCTGCGGGGGCCTGCAAGCACTTTTGGGAGCATCCACGCGCCCATCGCGGTTACTTCGCGCCGACGTACGGTCAGATTCGCGATATCTACTTCCCTACCATCGAGGAAGTGGCGAGCGATTGGGGCTTGCGAGTCAAGATTGCCGAGGTCAACAAGGAGGTCCATTTCTACTCGGGGCGGCAATATCGCGGCACGACGATATGCCGCAGCATGGAGAAGCCCGAAAGCATCGTCGGGTTCAAGATCGCGCGGGCTGACATCGACGAGATCGATACGCTGGCCGAGCGCAAGGCCGAGCAGGCGTGGCGCAAGATCATCGCGCGCTTGCGCTTGAAGTATGACGGGCTAAACGGCGCGGACATCGCGACGACGCCCGAGGGATTCAAGTTCACGCATCGCCAGTTCGTGAAGGCGGTCCGTGAAAAGCCGGAAATGGCGAAGCTGTACGGGATGGTTCAGGCATCCACGTATGACAATGAAGCCAATCTGCCGGACGATTACATTCCAAGCTTGCTGGCGAGCTACCCGCAACACCTGATCGCAGCGTACCTTCGCGGCCAGTTCGTCAATCTGACCAGTGGCACGATTTACCATGCCTACGATCGGGCCAAGAACGGCTGCACGGATCACGTACAGGATGCCGAGCCGATCCATGTGGGCATGGACTTCAACGTGGGCAAGATGGCGGCCATCGTGCACGTAATGCGTGATGGCCTGCCGAGGGCCGTGGATGAATTGATCGACGGCAACGATACGCCAGACATGATTCGACGCATCCGTGAGCGGTACTGGAAGCACGAAGGCGATGACTGGACCAAGACCCGCGAGATTCGGGTTTATCCCGATGCCAGCGGCGACAGTCGCAAGAGCGTGAATGCCAGCGAGACGGATATCGCGCTGCTGAAGGCGGCCGGATTCATCGTGATCGCGCCCAAGGCCAACCCGCCCGTAAAAGACCGCATCAACGCCATGAACGCGATGTTCTGCAACGCGGTGGGCAACCGGCGTTACTTGGTGAACGCGATCAACTGCCCGACCTATGCGGATCATCTTGAGCAACAGGTGTGGGCGGACAACGGCGAGCCGGACAAGTCATCCGGCGCCGATCATACGAACGATGCGGGGGGTTACGTGATCCATAAACTGTTCCCGCTGGTGAAGCCGCCCCGCGCCCATGCCGAAATCTTGAGGCTCTAATGGAAGTCTACGAACGTTCCAATCTCGTCGAATCCATGTGGCCGGATTGGTGCATGATCGAGACGTTGCGCGGCGGTACACGCGCCATGCGCAATGCTGGGCGGACCTATCTGCCGTAGTGGCCGGCCGAGGATGACGAAAGCTACCGTGCGCGGCTGAATTCGTCGTTCCTGTTCAATGCGACCGACCAAACCGTCGAGAGCATGTCGGGTCGCCCGTTTACGGTGCCGCTGACGCTGAACGATGACATCCCGGCCGTGATCAAGGGCAACCTTGACGATGTGGACTTGGAGGGCCGCAATTTCCATACCTTCGCGCGGGATGTATTTCGCACGGGGTTGTCTTACGGCATTGGCTACATCCTCGTGGACTTCCCGACGACGACCGGGGCGCGTTCGTAGGCCGATCTCAAGATCGCGGGCGCGCGGCCGTACATGCAACTGATTCATCCGCAACAGGTGCTGTACTGGCAGGCCGAGCGGATCAACGGCGTGATGACGCTGACCGAGATTCGCATTTGGGAATTGCTGGACGATCAAGCCGGCTGGTTCAGCGAGCTTCCGGTGATGCAGGTCCGCGTGATCAAGCGCGACGGTTTCGAGGTGTGGCGGCCGCAAGTCGTGGCTGACAACAAGCCCGCCGTATGGGTTGCCGAGGAAACTGGCCCGAACACGCTGGGGCATATCCCGGTGGTGCCGTTCTACGCCAAGCGCACGGGTTACTTCACGTCCCGCCCGCCGCTGATCGACTTGGCCGAGTTGAACGTCGAACATTGGCAATCGTCCAGTGACCAGCGGAATATCCTGCACGTGGCGCGGGTGCCGCTGCTGACGGTCACGTCAGACGATGAGAACTTCAGCCTTTCGGTGGGCGCGAGCCGCGCGCTGCGCTTGCCGACGAGTTCCAAGGCCGAGTTTGTCGAAACCAAGGGCGCAGCGATCACGGCAGGCCGTCAAGACCTGTTGGACATCGAGGAACGCATGCGCCAGATCGGGGCGGACCTGATCTCGCTGAACGTCGGCAAGATGGCGGCGACACAAGCGTCGATTCTGGACAGCCGTTCGCAATCCAAGCTGGGCGCAATGGCGCAATCGCTTGAGGATGCGCTGAACCTTGCCCTGTACGAATGGGCGCAATGGATCAAAGCTCCCAATGGCGGCACGGTCGAAGTGTTCAAGGACTTTGGCGTTGACCTGACGAACGCGCAGGATGAGACGGTATTGCTCAACTCCACTGTGGCCGGCAAGCTCTCGGATCAAACGTACTATGAAGAGTTGCAGCGCCGCGGGACGGTTGCCGACACGATTGACTGGGAACAGGAACAGGCGCGGCGGCAGGAGCAGGGGCCACAACTGGGCACGCTTGGCGGACCGGGCGATCCGAGCAACCTTGACAACAATGCGGGCGGCCTGAATGGCAACGGCCAATGAAACCCTGCACGACGAAGCGGTTAACTACGCGATCCAACTGCACCGCTATAGCAATGGACAGGTCCGCAACCTTATCGCGCTACTGAACCGCGCGGATGCACAACTGACCGCCGAGCTTGATGCGGCGATTGCGCGGAACGCCCCGCAGGCCACGATCGACCATATCGACGTCGTGCTGCAACAGGTTCGCGCGATCAACGCCGAGGCTTACCGGCAGGTCGGCGCGACGCTCACGGCGCACCTGGCCGAGTTCACGGCCTACACGGTTGGCAAGGAGCTTGGCATCATCCGGCTTGCCTTGCCGGGTGGTGCAAGGGCTGTGGTGGACTTGCAAGGCGTCAGTCCCGCGCAGGTCAATGCAGCGGCGATGGCGAGGCCGTTTCAGGGTCGCTTGCTGCGGGAATGGCTGGCCGATCTTGAGACGGCACGGGCAGCCAAGATTCGGGACGCGGTACGGATCGGCATCGTCAACGGCAACACGACG